GGGCTCGGAGATGTGTATAAGAGACAGCCCCAGGGTATCATATAGATATTATTTAATAATTACTGTTTACAAACGCATGGTTTTGTGCGATACTATAAGCGCAGCGAGAGGGAAAAGCCCCAAGCTGTACCGGTACCACACTAAACGAAAGGAAACCAAAAATGAAACTAGTTCACGAAATCGACCCCCACGACTTTAGTTTTTGGTCTGGCGCTGCTGACCGTATGAATCAGGCTACCGAGGAGCAGCGCCATGAGATATTCGACCGTATCGAAGAACTCGCAGAGCTCGCAGCCGAAAGCGGTCAACCTTTAACGGACACCGACATTAACGATTATGTTTGGTTCGAATGTGATGATGTATTCGACGAGGAGGTCGAGGAATAATGTATATCGTAAAAGATAACTGCGGACTTCCGCAATGTGAAAACTACGACGAGTACACCTTTAGCGAGTTTTGGGAACTTGAAGAGTTTCTCGATGATAACCCGGACATAATGGAACGTATACGAGACCAGTACGCCATTATTATTGAAGAGTAACCCAGTAGCCTGCCACCTGGCAGGCTACGGCCCGGACACGTGCGATCGTGCTCAGGCCGTAGCCTATACGGCGCAACGCAAACCAACCGAAAGGAAACTAAAATGTCCAATCAACTTATCGTCTCATCGAAGTTTTTACGGACGCCCCGAGTATTACAATGAGGTTTTCGAATCTTCCGAATTCGAGTTGGAGTTGCACGAGTTGGTGGACGATTTCGGCACAGAGTACCGTTTGTTAGTGCAATATCCCGACAATTTATATATTCACACGTTTGAGGATAAACAGGCTGCCATAGGAGCATATATTTCAGAGTGTGAAAGCATGCTCGAGTTTGTGTAGTACGTGTCGGGCTGCAGGTTTAATCTGAAGCACATTTTGGAGGCATAATCATGCAACTATCTCAAATTCTATTCCTTATCCTTGGCGCGGTGTCCGTAGCCTGGTTTTTCAAGACGGACAATACTAATGCCCTTCCGATTTCTGCGTTCTTTTTCACTCTGGCCGTCGTTTAGAAAGGTAAACCGACGGAAGTTATTTACAGCTATTTTCTCTGCGCGATTGCAGTTGTAGCCGCTATCGCGCTAATCGATGCAGTTGCGACAGTGATTATTAAAGACATTCTCGAATAGAAAGGCATTAATATGGTCCATCAAATCATTCTGCCAGTCGAGCGTTCTGCTATCGTGAACAAACACCTGGCAGAGTTCGCCGATGCAACGAACCCCGTGGAACGCTCGATTCTATGGAAGAAAGTTATCCATGAGTTTCGCACTTGCACGTTTATTCAAACGGACGATGACCGAATAATTGGTGGCCGAATATACTGGCTCGTGCCACAGCACTCGCATCGCATGACGTGGTACGAGATAGCCCAAGGCACTGTAACAGGCTTAACCCGAGACAAGTACGCGGTTAGAAGCAACGGCCATAATCGGGTGATACACCCTAATCAGGTGGTTGCGATAGAAAGGAAACATTGATATGAAAATGACAGTAGAACGCGAGTTGCGTGTAGAAGACGTTTTGTCAGGCAAAATTATTTCGGTCAAGACTGGAGAAGTAACGGAAGAAAAATCCGAAATAGATCCCTGGCTTGCACGCACATACGCTCGGATCTACGGTTACGTTCTAACTAAGGGCGAAGATGGCATTTTGATTTCATTCGATTTTGGATTTGAGGATATCGGCGACGCCATAAACGCGTGCAAGGCTGCTGCCCTCGATAATCTTTATCGCGTATATGTAGAAGGCAACGTTTTGACTTTGGAGTAGACGCATGGAACCGTTTGATGAACTAGAAGCGCGTTATTCAGGCATAATTTCGCACGCATTATACGAACTTCGTACATCTGGCGCAACTGCCGATGAAATTTGGGAACGCCTGGATGAAATTCGCGAGGAATATCTCGCAGAATACGAGAAGCTTTGTTTTACGACAATGAAGCACGAGATTGAAGCTTTGGAAAAGAAAAGCCCGTCTCTAGACGGGCTTTCCTATTTCAATCCGCACATTACAAGCATGTCGAGCCACATTTCGCGCGTTGCGTCGCTGTCGAAGTAGCATTCTCCCTGCGAATAGCTTCTCATGGCGAACTTAATAAGCGGAGCCGTGCGCTCGATTAGACGGGTGTCTGGCGTCATATCATGCCGCGTTAGAACGGCAATGGCCTTATTCTGTGGCGGCTTTCTGTCAATGAAAACGTTGCCGGTGTGCAAGTCCTGCCAGACTGCGAAGGGAATTCCCTTGAATTTCATGGCTACGATGCAATCGCACCCTTTGGGACGCTTCTTGACGAACAGCCCCGTGGCGTTGGTGAACTCGCTTTGTTGGGCGTACTCGGCGTAGTCCGAGCCCGCCGTGAACATGCCGATATTGGACTGGGCCGAATACTTCTCGAACTCTTCGCAGAAAGCGTTTTCGTAATAGACGTGGCTGTTTCCTACTTTGAAATACCGTGTAGAACCTTTGGGAATCGGCGTGATGCCCCATGCCTGGAACAACGGATTAACTAGATCGGCAGTATTCGCAAGGCAAACCAGGATAACGCGGTTCTCTCGGCGGTCGAACGTCTCCCACATATTCATGAGCATATCGACGCAGCCCGAGGGATAGGGGACGCTCTTCTTTTCCTTGATGAACTCGTCGAGTACCATTAGCGTACAGTTGGCAGTTGTCGTGCCCTTGTACGAATCGAAAGAAGTGAGCGCGTACATTTGCCCCAGGTTTTCCCACTTCGGCTTCCACTTCTCGGTAGCGTTCGCGGGCTTCTTCGAAACCTGCATCATTCTGCCGTTCATGCGGAACGTGTAACCAGGGAACTCGTTATTCCTCTCGATATCCGACAAGAAGCCCTCGGGGCTTCGTAAGATTCGCTTAATCATAGCGTCATTGTATCGGATATAAGCCCAGGTTTCGCCTTTTTCGAGGTATCGTTTTATGCCCTGCTTCTTCATGGCGTACGTTTTGCCCAGGCTTCGCGGCCCCGTGCATAGGCGCACAGGGCATTTCGCGCCCATCAAATTGCTCGGGTCCCACCGCGCCCATTTAGGAATGCCGCCCATCAATCCTCCAAAAATCTGTAAATCATCAAATTCCAACCCCAGTTATTATAATCTTCCACCGGGTTTGCTTCCACTTTAGGGCATGGCGCTGAGCCTGCTCCCCATGCTACCCCATCGCCCCAGTACCACCCCACGTGTTCGCCGTACTGGTTGTTCATAAGAATCAAGTCTCCAGGCTTCATGAGGTTTCGTTGGATGCCGTCGCATACCTTGGTTGCCGTCGTGCGCATCGTGTACGTCGAGGTTCCGAGCCAATTGTATTTGCCGTTCGTGACTTTGTTCGCCGCCCACCAAATGCACGCCGAGCAGTCTGTGAAACCGCTAACGTCAGGCTCAAGCCGTCCCGCGCTTTGGGCGTACTGGAACTTTCCCTCGTTGGCTTCCCAAAGGGCTTTCATCTTCTTGAATTCTTCGCTTCCGCCGCCTGTCGAGCTGCCGCCGCCAGTGCCAGGATATTCGGGAGCCGAAGCGTTGCGAAGCGGCACCCATACGCCGTTGCCCGTGTTGTGGCACACGAGCTTGTCTCCGCTCCCCATTACGCCGTATACGATTAAGTCGTTTCCGACCTGCTCTATCCGTCCAACGCTGCTAGCCACTTGCCCGTTTGTGTCGGGGTTGTTGCCAGGCGTGCAGTCGCTCTGCCCGAAGTCAGGCGGCGCGGACGTGCCGTCCCATGAATCGAGCAGCCCATAGGCTGTGTTGTATCGGTTCGAATATCCCGACACGGGCCACGTGTTGAGCGTCGCCGATAGGTATTCGGCAAGGCTTCGGCTTCCGCCGATGTTGGCTAAAATCTGGTTCGCGCTTGCTGGTCGCTGGTGGTACACGGTGAGCATGAAGATGGTTTCCTTCACTTTGCTCGTGTCCATGCCCCACCCTTCGAGCGTCGAGAAAGCGCCGCCTGCTCCGAACACCCAATCCATGAAGAATTCATCCTGCACCTTATGGTTCGCCGCGTCTTGCGCAGAAGCCGCCCATGAGTTCGCATCGTCGTTATAAAGGTAAAAGCCGCTCCACCAATCCCATTCGCTCGAAGGATGGGCGTCCACTGCATTACGCAGTCGGCCGCTCAACTTCGCGTAGCTTTCCGGTGCATCGGCTTTGAGCTTTTCCATCAGGGCGCAGGCGTTCGCGCCGTAAAACTGGCCGATGCCGATCGTGATAGGGTCATGCATGTTCACGCTCGCGTAGTCGCAGCCTGATTCTACGGTGCATATGACGTATTCGGTGTATTGCCGTTGCTCTTTAGTCCATGCCATTTCGTCTCCAAATACAAGTGAACCCGCAGCGCTTACCATATTCCTGCGGGTTCGTGGATAATATGCGCCGTATAACGACAGCTCTATTTTACGTCAGTCTTGAAAAGCTGTGCAAGCTTCGAGCCTGCGAGCTCGGGACTGAGTTTGCATATATTCTCGAAGATGCTCACGATTTCGGTGAGCATGATGAAAACGCACACGGGCACGAACAGCGGGAGCGTGAACCCCAAGTCGATGTACTGCATAGCCCATTCAACCATAGCCGCTAAAAGCATGGCCAACACGAATCCGCACTTGTGCCAAAGCCCATCTCGCATCTTCGAAGAGCTCACCGTTTTGTTCGCGACGGCTTGCGCGAAGCCCGTGAGCAAATCCATGGCGATGAACCCCAAGGCGAAGGCAGTGATATGCCAATCCATATCATTTCCTTTCAATCGTGATTTTGTATTCGTCATTTTCCAGCACAGAAACGCCAGCCCCGATATCACTGGAATCGTCAGGACTTGGAACTGGGCTATCAGGGCGCATATTGCTGCTGTTATCGCCGCTTGCGCTATCAGTTTCAGTATTATCTCCCAGCGCATAAGCCCTCCACTGATTCTCTGTTCCATAGAATAGCGATAAGTCAAGGTTTCCATTGTATCCGCTCACTCGCCCATCAGAGCAGAATTGCCACGCAACCGCATTTCCATCGGCTTCGGGGCATTCCCAGCTTTCAGCCTGCTCGAAGCTTGGGGAGGTCACAGCCGGGTACTCCGCTACCCATCTGGCGCAATTCGGCTCAACGCCGCCCTGGTTGAATCGCCAAGGGTTCCCGTATATCCAGGGCCAAACGCCAGTGGACTCATGAACCTTGCCCACGAAAGCGTTTACCCATCCGACGCTTTGGTTTCCCTCCCAATCGAGGATAGGTATTCCGTTGCGGAAATATCCCCGGCAGTTCCTAATGAAGAATGCCGCTTCCTCGCTCGCGCTGCCATTGCCTGCGAAGTGGTAGAAGCCCCAGGGCTTTCCCGCATTGATGCATTGCTGTATCCAGCTGTCGCAGTACGGGTCGACGAACGTCACGCCCTCGGTTGCCTTGCATACAACGCCGTCAATATTGGGGAGAAGGGCAGGGAGGTCGATACCTCCCTGCCAGTTCGATATGTCTACGAAATGCATCATGGCTATCTGCTAACGATTAGTCTATGGTTATTTTGCATATCATACGTGAAAATAAAAGCGCGTTCTCCCGTGGCGCGTGCGAACGCGCCTAAACGCCGAACCACTATGGATACGCCAGGCTCGATATCGATGACATTCGCCACGCATCTATCAATAAGCTTCTCTCTGCTTCGCGACACGTTGTTATATCCATCGATAGAGGTGGAGCCGACGACGAATGTAGGAAATCCGTCAGTCATGAACACGCCGTCGGCGTGGTCATGGCCGCATAGTACGCACATGACCTTTTCTCGATGCTGTTGCAGCATCGAGTAAACCGACGCAATCGAATCTTTGCCCCAGGCATTGATATCCCCCGCGAAATCTCGCCCGTGCCAATAGCTGTAGCAGCTCATTGAGCAATCAAGCACACTCGCTTCCCGCAACGTCATATGGGCTAGAATTACGCAATATCGGCATCCGTCGATGATATGCTCAAGCCACGCCAGTTCATCGGCTAATTCGCTTCCGCTCATGAACTGGTCGATTCCGATAATGCGCAGTTGCCCGATATCCTTATACCAATATGTCTTATCCGATTCGCGCACTATCCCCCGCACGCTGTCGAAGCCGTCGAAATACTTGCTCACGATTGCCGAATTTTGTGCCCGCACAGGCAATCCGTTAGATTCCTCGCCCGTGCAAACGTCGTGATTCCCGACAGCGAAAAGAAAGCGCTCAATAGGGGCATACGACGAATCGTGGGTGATTATGCTCTTCACCCAATCGCCAGTATGCACCAGATGGGCGTTTAAATCCTCCGCAAGGGAAATGGCATCATTCGTGCCGTCCGCGTATCCGTGGCTGTCGCTTATGTGCAATAGTCTGATCATTGCATAGTCCCATTGCTTTCCGTATACGATTTGGCGTTAGTTGCCTCCGTCGTTCCAAGGCCGACATAGAGCACGAAACACATGCCGTTCATAGCCTGTGATGCATCCTTGCGTGATTTGAACGTCAGATTTCGCGTCCCGGCTTCAATATACGCTTCTGTCCACGACGCGAAATAGTCGCTTTGTGTCCACAATATTCCGGCAAGGCTGACGTTCAACCTAGTTGACGCAAGCGGCACATACGACGGCAATGTAATATTCGCCGTAGTTGGGGTGCCATTATGAATATAGACGTCGTGAATCACCAGCACGCCCAAATCTTCTAGATAAAACCCCCGCAACGAGCACTCGTCTGGCACTGCGAGTCCAGTGTTGTCGGCAGTTGGGTCCTGGTTGTTGAAGCGTCGCACCTTCTGGCTTTTCCACATAGCGGCGACCGCAGTTGAATCGAGTTTTTCAGCGGTAACGGATGCCGTGGCGATATCGGCTGTTTTTACTGGGAATTTATTGTTCAACTGCGCCACTTTGCCGTCAAGGGTGCCGATATCGGTTTCATTCGTTGACGCAAGCGCAAGCGCGTTGTTGGCCGTGGTCTGCACGCCATTGATAGTGGTCTCTACCTGACCGACGCGGTTAACGGCGTTGTTCGCCGCTGAAAGCGCCGTGCCGGCATTAGCGCCGACGGACGTAACCGCGCCGTCGATTTTCTCCATCGCGCCGTTGAAGTCGCCGAGCCACGTCGGCTGGTCTGCCGCTTCGAAAATCGGAAGCTTGTAATTGGCCGTTTCTTTTGTCGCGCTCATTATTATCTCCTGTCTCTACAGATACTCTTCCAGAATAAATACCGCGAAACTTCCGCCCTTATGGCCTGCGTTGCCCTGAAACCCAATGATTTTCCAGTGCTGTCGAGGGCCGACGCGTTTTCGCTCGCGCTGCATTATGAGGACGCTATACGGCTTGCATTCCGACGCTGTCGAATTCAGCATCGCCAGCTGCTTGGACGCCCGATAGGGTGGCGGCCAACTTCTCGGCAATGAGATTGACGAACGCATATGAAACGCCATTTCCGTTGCTGTCTTGATGCGTGTAGTTGGTCAGCGCATAAGCGATATCGAATAATCGTGCCGTTGTGCCCTTTGCGTCGTATGCCGACGCGGAAAGCGCGTCAGCATCGTAATCGCCAGCCGTTACCGAGAAAACGCGGCTGAAATCATACACGTTCGCCACAACGTCTTTGAGCGCGTTGCTGAAACCCTCGGTGGGGTCGAACACAACGCCTGGGAATTCGCTTAGCTTTACGATAAGCCCGAGCAGATAATCATACTTCTGCTGCATGTCCGCGTTGATTGCATCATCCTGGGCATCGACGTACGCTTTCAGCGTTGCAGATGACGCATCGACCAACGCTCGGGCCTGCTCGGAGTTAATCGTGTCGAGCTGCAAATTGGACGCATACAGATACAGCCAATGAATCTGGTCTTCGGGCGTACGCATCTGGTCGAACGTCACCGAATCAAGCCCCGTATACCCAGGCATGCCAGGCTGCATGTTCTTCGCCTGCGTGCTAGCCGCGTTCTGGCCCGTGAGAGCCGTGAACCCATAAGGCGCATACATGTCACTTCAACTCCTCTCGCTGCTCTAGAATGTCTATGGCTTCCGCCACTTCCGCCAGGCAGGCCATAAGGCTCAAATGGAGCTGATGGAGCGCCTTATACATCGTCACATCGTCCATCTTCATGGCCCGCTGGGCTTCGCTCGAAATGTAATCGACCTGGCTTTCGAGCTTGATTCGTTGGTATACCAAATCGTGCCTGTGCACCTTTCCTCCTTACATCGGCAAATCGTCCCAAGTCTGCATGAACAGCGGTTCCAACGCCGCGAAAACGAGGTTGTCCGTCGCCACGAAGCTCGATGCCATCATATCATAGACGGCATTGCCCACGCTGCCCGAGATATTCTCGTAATGCGCCTTGGATGTTCCCTTTTGGCTTCCGTCGTTCGTCTGCTTGTTCAAGCCCGTCAAGTATTGCTCGCCGTCCGGGTTGTTCAAGAAAACCTGGGGAGTGCTGGAAGCTGTCGCGACGCCGACGCCTGTCGAGCTGCCCTCGCTCTCGCTGTCGTTCCAGCCTTGCGCCGTGGCGAACGGATTGAATTGCTCCTTGCGCACAAGCTCATACACCTTGTTGTAGTTGGGCATTTGTTCGTTCATGCGCCTATTGAGGTAAAAGATGAACATAGCGGGCGTGTCGCTCGCGATCCGGCGATAGGCGAAGTGATTCCAAATCGCGCGGTTGAGCTTTTCGCGATACGCTTCATCGAAAATGGGGTAGTCGCGCATCCCCCAATCGTAGCCCAAGGCGTCCGTTATATCGCGCAACGTGTACTGGTGCTCCTCAAGCGTCGTGAAGTCGTTGTTGCTAAATGTTAGCATTCATGGCCTCCTTAGAAGGTTGAATAACCCCTCCGCTGTCCAAGAATTGAGAGCCTTGCGCTATAGGCCAACTATCATCAGTCTGCGGCATATGCGGCACGCTCCATTTCACATCGCAATTCCAGCCATACATTTTGTTTATCTTCTCGCAGAACTCCTTGCGCGGCTTCAAAAACGAATTGCGCTGAATCATGAACTGCTCATTGTTCGCCAAAGTCTCGGCAGTCTGCACGCGCTCCTTCTTTTCGGCGGCCGCGTTGTTGTCGATGCCGAGCATCGTGTAGACGGCGGACACGATTTTAAGCTCGTCGTTGAGTATGTCGCTTCCAGCGTAAGCCGCCTTGTTCATGGTCTGCAATACTTGAATGTTCACCGCCTGCATTCCGCTCGCGTTCATGAAGATGGCAGGCTGTCCCGAATCGATTCGATTATACATATCCTGGGCTTGCTTCTTCGAATACTCGTCCACGCTTATAACGTACGGAACGCGCATAGCCCTCACGTGCTGGTCTACGGTCGTATCCATGTCGGCCAAGCGCTGCGCCTGTCTATCCAAAAGCTGCAGCACAGGGAAACGCGCCAGGTTGTCCCAACAGATAACGGCGTCGGGATGCATGAGCTCGCATTTCTTGCCGTATTGGTTTGATCCTGAGCGGTCGAACCAATAGTTGCAATGACGACGCTGGCGATTGCCGTTGGGACTGTAGATATCGATCGTGTTCGGATTGCGGTACAAATCGAGGTTGCCTACAGGCGTCATGCGCCCTGCCCAATACGTCATGATTCCCGAGGTCGAACGCTTTGTGGCGGCGAAGCTTCCCCAACCGCAAAGAAGCGTTTCAAGGTATCGCGCGTCCATGCCCTCGGGCAGTCCGCTCCATTCGAAGCGGGAAATGGCGGCAGTCCAAAAAAGCTGCCGCCAATAGTCGTATGTGCGGTATTGCTTCACCGAAGCTTGCCAACGCTTCACATAGCGTTTTCCGAAGCACGCGACGTCAGGCGGCACGAATTCGGCTTGGTCGAAAATTGCTGGTGTCATTCGCTCTCCTTTCATCAATACGAGATATTATACAGCGGCGCATTGTACTCGGCTTGGTCAGCCGGGCGGAGCTCGGTATGGTTTATATCGTCGGGGTTGCCCCAAACGGTCACTCCGCGTTCGAGGATGCCGCGAATGACGTCTTTCTCCGCTTCATTGGCCCTGGCGCAGTCGATATACGTTTCCGATGCTTTCCAATACGAGAACTTCTTCATGACTTTGAGCTTCGTCATGCCGCCATTGATATTGATATAGCGATGAATCTGGTTGCCATACCTCAGCATGTAGTCGCACGCTCCCTGGAAAGCCGCGCCGTATGCCTGCTTATACACGATGCCGAAGCCCGAAAGTCCATTCTTCCATAGGAAACCATTGCCGCCGAGCTGTCCCGCCGTGGATGGCGGTGTGAGCTGGGCGTCTTGGTAGGCGGCATTGATTCCACGGATGGCATTCTCGTAATCTCCCTGATTAACCTGGTTGGCAAGGTTGAGATTGTTGCCCGCGACCTGCCGAGCGAGGTTTATGTTGTTGGCGTTCTGCGTCGCGCCCGTCATGTTGCCCACGATATCCTGCGCGGAACCCCACGAATTCGCGCCGATTTGGCCCATGGCGTTTCCAAGGGCGCCGTTTACAAGGCCGCCGATGGAAGGCGACGCCCAGCCTCCAATTCCGTCCTGCGAAATAACTGGGGCTGTAACAGCCTGCTGTCCGATGGCGTTGGCGAGCCCATTCGGCGATGCATTGAAATTCGCCTGGGTATTCTCCGCCCCGAGCATGGCGTTGTTGTAGGCGTTCTGCGCTCCCATGTTCGACTTATCGAGCGACCAGGCTGCGTTTGCATACTGATACCGGCGCGTGTTCGTGGTCGAAGCCATATAGGTTATGTAATTGTTGTTGACGATGGAGAACTGCGGGAAGTCCGTCAGCCACAGCGCGGTATCGAGGAAGTCGCCGCTGTCAATGACGCAGGTTGAAGGCTTCCCGTCGCCTAGCCTGATATATTGATAGGTATCCGTTTCGAATGATTCGTCCGAGCCGTTGCAGTTGTAAGCTGTCGGAACCATAGCCACGCGGGCGAATGGGGCGATGGCGCAGCACACGGCCAAAAGCGAAATCTTGTTCCCCCACAAAAGCTCGGGACGCAAGAAGATCGAATTCCCTGAATAGGTCGTGAGCTCCACTACGGAATACGGATAGCAAAGCAGCTTTTTATAGGGCTGCATCGCGTAATCCTGGCCGAAGCCCCATTCGGAAAGCTTCTTGTAGATATCGGTGATCTCGATATACCTTTTGCCCGTGAGCGCGTCGGTATCTCCGATGAAATGCATCATGACGCCAGAATTTCCGAAAAGTTCCACTTCTGGGCCGGCACTCAAAAGGCGCGATGGGAAAGTAGTCACCGATACGATGCATTGCGCTACCCATGACTTCTGCTGCAACGCTTCCATGAATCGCTTGAACACGGTTTGCCGCATGGAATACACATTGCAGCCGGATGGCAAGCCGTCCGCCGATTGCCCGTCGGCAACATTGAGGTTAGGTGAATCGATAGTGCCTGGGTCAGCGGCCAAATTGGCCGTGGACGTGACGATAACCCACCCAAGCTCCCCGCTGTCCGGCTCGGTGAACGGAAACCATTCCTTTCCGATAATGGAATACGTGTTGCCCACGCTCACGCCCTCGTCGATATCGCAGTATCGGCGCAGGGCGTTTCCCGTGATAGCCGCAAGGCTTTGGTTCATTGCCGTGTTGGAAATGGCCGCATGCCCCGATACCGCGAAAAGGCGGTCGATTGATACGCCGAATTGGTAGGTTTGGATAACGTCGAGCTGCAGGGTAATCATCGTCGTTTGCGGATTGATATAGCTTGCGGACGTGATGAAATAGCACAGACGTATTGGCTGTTCCTCGTATTCGACGGGCTGCATGGGATTTTGCACCACCACGTAATTGTATTTGTACGCGGCAGAATACGGAACAGGTATATTGATCGGCTCATTCGGCGGGAGGTATGAGAATTTGTCCGAAGTCCATCGCTTGGAATCTCCTGCGTAGGCCGTATCGAAATAATCGTCTCGCTGCTGCTGATTGTCCCAAACCACGATATCTCGGTAATTCGCGTCCCACGGAACCTGCAGCAAAACCACTTCTGTGCCGACGGGCCACGTGTTCGGCGTCAAAACCTGGGGAATGTCTGGCATATATCCTCCTTAAAAGAAAAGGGCTGTTCTTGCGAACAGCCCTCATTATAAGCCATCGGATTGCTTAGGCGGCAACGGTCACTTCCACCTTCGCCACAACGTTTGGCTTGGTCGGGTCTCCGCCCTTCGCCACGAGAATGATAGAGGTAGAACCCTCGGCGATGCCAGACACAGTGAGAACATCGTCCGCCACGTTCGCGACGGTCGCGATTGAATCGTCCGCGCTGTAGGCTTCATAGCTCTTATCGGTGCCGCCCGAAGGGGTCCACGTCAAAGCGGAAGTAGCGTTCGCGCCAACCTGGACGTTGACTGCCGCGCCCGCGAGCGCCGTCATATAGGTAGCGCCTGCGACGGTGACGGTGTAAAGCGCCTGGTACTGCGAATCGGCCACAGACGTTGCCGCAATAGTCACTTTGTCGATATCGTGGCAGTTGCCTGAGTGGAAAACGCCGTTCGAATCAACGAACATTTCTGCAGGCAATGTCTGCACAGCACCGCGACCGTTGAACGCCTTGATGGAGTACACGACGGCCTGGTTGGGAGAATTCGTGCCAGTGACCTTTGCGATAAGCTGCACTTCCTCGCCAGGCTGAATGGTGGAGGAAGCGTTTCCTGCAGCGTCCTGTAGGGTAACTCCCGTGTAGGTAGCCTTCGCTGCCGTAATCTCCGAATCGGGACGCGTGGAGAACATCGTCGCGCCGAGGAAGAGGGAGTAGGAAAGCACCTGCCAGACATGATAGAAGGTGTTGTACGAAAGGTTGTCAGGGTTCAACGGCGCAACCATGGAAAGCGGTCCGAGCGTATCAGCGACCTGGAACCATTCTTCATCGAGAAGAAGCGCCTGGCAACCCGAAATAGGCAGCTCGTCGAGAACGATGATATCGTCGGCCACAAGCTTTTGGCCCTCGTTGTGGAAGGCGAACGACATGTTGGCGGCTTCGAGCGCGGCGTTCACATCCGCATCGATAATCGCGATAAGGCGGTTCGATTTGGTCGCAAGTCCCTTGTTGCGGCCCTCGGGCGAATACTCGGTGCGGAAATACTTCATCTTGGTATAGGTGGCATTCATTGCGCGAATGAGCTTGATGCCGCGCTCCACCTGCGTATTCAGGTCGTTGCCCAAGTTGTGCAAATCATCGACCTGAATATTCCAGAAGCCCCACAGATTATCATAAGTCTCTGTCAGCGAGCGCATAAGCAGATACTCGTCGTTGTTCGCCGAAGCGATGGGAGCTTCGGTGAGCGAATTGAAGAACGCGGAGATGGATTCGCCCTCGATGAACGAACCGCGCAAAACATCCTCCATCGGAATATTGATGGTGTATTTGTCGCGACGATTCTCGGTATGGAAAATCTGATGGATGTCAGGCTCGCGACCCTCGCGCCCGAAGACGTTCTCGGCTTTGGCATCGTACGCACGCGCCTTGATAAGATTCGCCTGCACTTCCTGAATGGTACGGCCATAGCGCAACGCAGGACGCTTGAGCTTCGCCAGAGGGTTGGTGAAATTCATGCGGTCGTTGATTTGCACGCGGCCGATACGTCCGAGGAACACGTTCCAAAACACATCCCAATTGGGAGTATATGCGTTCATCGCCTGCAACGTGGCCGCGACGCTGCCCTGCGTGGTAGCTGGTACGCGCTCTTTGTAGTCGTTCGGCGCGTACTTGCGCACGGTATCAAGAATCTGGGCGTTGGTCAGATTCAAACGGCCCTCTTCATTTGTCAATTTAGATTTTGCTGCCATGGTATCTCCTTACAATCCGAGCATGGAATCGAGGTCGAGTGCTTCGCCATCCTCGCCGAAATCTTCCGGCTCGGGGTCGGTATCCGCATCCTCGCGTACGATGGAAATAGTCGCGAGCGCTTCTTTTACCGCCTCGAGCTCGTCTTGCATCGCGGAAAACTGCTCGCGAAGCTGTTCCACTTCGCCCCAATCATGCTCTTCAACTTCCTGCTGCTGTTCCTGGGCTTCCTCTTCCTCGGCGGGATCTCCGCTTTCCTCTTCGCGGGTTTCCTCTGCCTCGGTTTCTGCCGCCTGGGTTTCGTCCATACTAGCACCTCCATATTCGCGACGATATGAACGGCCATATAATAGCACGAAACCCCATCCCGTGTTTCGGGTGGGGTTTCAATGGTTGCCCAGCTCACGTCCCTAGCCCATGGAAGTGTGCCCACTGGGCGCGGTCCCTGTTAGGGTTGCGGTCGCGCCATCTATCCGCCTGCGGCATGAAAAGAACGCACCGAGCTCCTACATTATGGATGAAGCCTATACACGCTGTCAACCAGAACCACGCCGCCAGGGACGGTTTTAGGCATGAGCTTCGCATGGCCCGGAATGATATTGCCGTTCTCGTCCGTGTTCGAAAAGCCATAGTCGAAATTGTCCCAAGCAACCAACTCCTTCACCGAATCGGGCATGCCCGCGCACGTGACGGAAAACTTTCCGTTCAAGTCCCAAATATACGCCTTGGTGCGCAGATGCTTCGCCCTGCTGAATGAACCTTCGACCTTCCAATTGCATAGCGCCGTATCGTCAATTGGAATGCCGCTGGGCGTTTCAGTTCCGAGCAGATGCATCGAATCGGTATCGCAGTAAACGAAACGGTCTCGATTGTCCATGATGGCGAACAGCAATTCCCGCCTGGCATAGGCGGTGCAAAAAGTTCCCACAGGAAGATACACCGGGTCCCGATATTCCGCATCGCCGAGCACGTAATGCACGGTACCGTCAATCATCACGGGACGTTTCGAAGTGACGTCGGGGTTTGTGGCGAACTTCCCGTATAGGTTGTTGAGCATCAATTTCGCGAGCTGCCGCATTCCGCCTGTCGACGTTTCCTTCACATGGCCCCAATAATCGATATATTCATCGAACATCCCCGTGCGCTGCTGGAACTTGTATCCTCCAGCGTACTCGATGACGTCGATATCGTACATACGCCGCATAATCTCCCAATCTACCGAAGTAACGGTTATCTCAACTGGCGAAATCGTCTCGCGAACGTATTCATGCTGGCCATAGAATCCCTTGCCCTTGAGCTGAATGCACGGTATTCCATCCTCCTTGAGGGAAAATTCAACCACCATTCGTTGCACGTAAAGCGGATATTGCTTATCGTATTCGTACTTGCCATCGAAAAGGATAGGCACGCCGCAAGGGTAAGGATACTTCTTCATGACCGATGGATACATCGAATTGTAGTCCACCGACACGCCAGGCCCCACAACCTTGCCTGCATACTTGGGATCAACGTACGTGAAGCCGCCGCGATACGACTTGCGTATATCCGCGTCGGCTTCGAGCGAAAGCGTCGGAAACCATGCCTTGAACTTCTTCTTTCCGAGCTGCTTCTTGAAGAAGTCGAAAGCGTTCGCGCCTATCGTCATTTTCTCCAAATCCTGCTCGAAGTTCTGATAAAGCGCATGCGCCGGTATCTGAACGTCATGGCAAATATACTCGATCTCTTCTGGCGTGAGCTTGTGCCCAGGCTCGCGATACGCCCGATAATCGATGCTGCCCTTTTGTTCGGGAGTATTGAAAGTTTTCCCCAATTTGTCCACCGACATGGGGAAAACTTTCAAGCTGTCCTGGTAAATGACACGCTGCCCATTCATGAAATGAATCTCGATTTGGTAGAATTTGCCCTTATTCGAGATGAGCGAGGTAAATTCTCCGCATCGAGGGTATTCAGGCACCCACTCGTAGCCGCAGCGCATGAGATAGTCTATAATGAACTTTCCATCAAACCCGAGGTTGTGAAACCAGGCCACGGAACATTCGCCACGAGATAGCCAATTCATGAACGACTTGATTGAGTTGCCATATTTTATGTTGTCTGGGTTCGCGACCTCGCAAACGGCCCAGGCCCAAACGCGGCAATCGTCTGGATCTGTGGTGGTCTCGAAGTCGGCTGTAAATACGGACGGCATTATTGCGACTCGGAAAACGCGCGAGCCATACCCTTTGCGTTGCGCTTGGCACGGTTACGTTCCAACCCGGCCAATGAGCGTTTATAATCCTTCTTGCCAAGCATAGACGCCTTATAAACGTATGAGCGAACATCTGCATATTCCTCGTTGCCAGAACTAACGTCGGCATAATGCACTGTCAATACCTCCCACGTAGGCAATACAGACGACAGCACGTCGAATTGGTCATTGCTCATGCGGCGCACAAGCTCGCTCAAATCATATAGCCCAAGCTCGTTGAGCATCGACGTCATATTTTCGCGCTGAATGCGGCGATAAAAGCTGAACTTGCGCGTGTTGCGCGCTTCGAAATTCTTTACGCGCCGCTTGGCTACCTCAAGCGAACGCGGCGCGACCATTTTTCGAACGTCAATAGGCGTTAGCAGGCCGCCAATAGACGCTTCATGTGCGAGAATGCCTATCTGCCGAGCGCGGTATTGCTCCCACAAGTCGGGAGCTATGCCTTGTATGCGCTTGGTCTCGCTTGCAACGAACTTGTTGTGAGCCTTGATAAGCTTGCGCGACTGCGTGATATACGACTTTGGGATAACATCGCCAGAAGCCGAGCCGACATAAGCGCCCTTCTTGTTGAAGCGGTCGAGCTGCTTGGCATAGCGCCTACGCTGAACAGGCGTCATAGCCTTTACGCTGCCCCACGATTCGCGGGGCGACACCTTGTCGATACTCTCCTGAGACGCGCCCTGCTTGCGCAGGCGATATTCCTTATCGCGCGTTCGCTTCTGCAATGTGCGGATATCGTCCAAGCTTACGTCAACTGTATTCGCCATAGGTATCGCCCCTCGGACTAAAAAGGGCTGCTATTAGCAGCCCTTCAACTCTTCCAACCTTGGTGCCGTTATATTACTGAACCACGCTGAAATACTTCAGGGAACGGCCACCCTGGAGCTGTTTCGTGCCGAACTCGATGGTAATGGGCTCGTCCGCGAAGTCCTCGCCAAAAGCGGCCACGAGGTTTTCAGCCGAACGCGCGATGCCGTCTGACTGTGAGAAATACGCGCCGTCTTCGGTGATGAAAGTGGTGAACTTGGCGGGAGATACTTCGCCAGTCATAGCGTCAATGCGAGATCCGGACTGAACGATAACGCCCTGCAGCGTCAGTCGGTCAATGTGAGAATCATTGAGCGATTCGGCGCTGTTGAGCGCATTGAAGAGCTTCACCTTGCCCATACGGGACTGAGTGTCGAACGCGAGCGCGGAACAGGTAGTTTCGCGAGTGGTTTCGATAGCGGTGGTTTCGTTTGCGAGGGTGATTTCTTCTGCCATGATTGTTTCTCCTTTACTCAATCTGATTGGCTGTTGCGATGAAGTCTTCCACGGACATTTCATACACGTGGGTTTCTTTGTCAATCTTGTTGATAACGATTGACTGGTTGTGCCACTTCTTGCGAAGAATGACACTTGCCTTATTGCAGCTTACGTCTTGGGGAATCACATCAACGAAATCTTCGAATTCCCCGTACTCGTTGACGCACTGGCCTAGGCACGCGCTTGTGGTAATGGTACGTTTGATTTTGTTTACGTATGGCATTGGGTTTCCTCCTTTCGGGTGCTGTTGGTGTGTTTCGCTTGCAACGGCATTGTCTCATGTGGTCGGAGAGAGTGTCAAGCGGGAATTTAGGAAAATTTGAGCCGGTGCTGATAGGTTGATAGCTTGATAGCTAGCGTGTGATGGGAGAGGGTTAGTTTTGAGCGGATGGGTACGCCAGAGCGGGTAGAGTAACAGACTGTCTCTTATACA